CTTCAGGTCTCTGGCCAACTCCATCATCTCTGACCTGATCCGCATCCAAATCCAGCGCGCCATCACGCTGCCCCTGGCCAAAGCCATGAGCAGTTTCTTTGGTTTTGCCGATGGCGGGGTCATGACGGCAGACGGCCCACTGTCACTACCGCTGCGGGGTTACGCCAGTGGCGGCATAGCCAACTCGCCTCAACTGGCGGTGTTTGGCGAAGGCTCGCGGCCAGAGGCCTATGTGCCGCTGCCTGATGGGCGGACCATTCCCGTGACCATGAGCGGTGGCACTGCTGGGGGGATGGGTGCAGGTCATGTGTTCAACATTTCTGTGAATGTCTCTGACGCAGGTGCAGCCACACGGGGCGACAGCGCAGGTGGTCGTGACCTGGGCCAGGCAGTGGCCAACGCGGTGCGCCAGGAGCTGCTGGCTCAAAAGCGGGCCGGTGGCTTGCTCGACAGCCGGAGGGCTTTGTAAATGGCGGTGTTCACATGGATTCCTTCGCTGGGGGCTAGCCTGGCCATGCGGCCCAATGTGCGGCGGGTGGCATTTGGCGATGGGTATGAGCAGCGCCTGGCCTTTGGCATCCACACCCAAGCCGAGGTCTGGACGCTGGAGTTTCGTGGGCGGACCACGCAGGATGCGGCAGCGATCGACGATTTCTTGCGCGCTCGCGGAGGTGTGCAGGCCTTTGAGTGGACCACCCCGGCAGGCACTGCTGCCAAGTTCACCTGCGAAGAGTGGAGCCGCTCGGTGGATGAGCCCGACGTCGAGACTGTGCGGGCATCTTTTAAACAGGTGTTTGATCTGTGATGACCGTACAAGCCAAGACTTCCCCAGCGATCACCTCAGAAATTCAGAAACTTGCCCCCAGCGCCGTGATCGAGCTCTTTGTGGTGGACCTGTCGCTCTTTGGCCAGGGACCAGTGAGGTTTCATGCGGGCACCAACGCCCTCATGCAGCGCGTGGTCTGGCAAGGCCATGCCTATGAAGCGTTTCCGATCCAGGTTGAGGGCTTTGAGTTCAATGGCGGCGGGCAGGTACCCCGACCCCGGCTGCGGGTGGCCAATGTCACGGGCTCGATCACCGCGCTCGTGCTGAGCTACCAGGACCTGGTGGGGGCCAGGATCACCCGCAAACGGACCCTGGCCAAGTACCTCGATGCGGTCAATTTTGCGGACGGCGTGAACCCCACAGCAGACCCCTTGGCCGAGTTCGCCGACGACGTTTACTGCGTTGACCGCAAGTCGCGTGAAACGCGCGAGGTGGTCGAGTTCGAGTTGGCTGCGTCCTTTGACCTCGAAGGCGTCAACTTGCCGCGCCGTCAGATTGTGCAAAACGTCTGCCCTTGGTCCTACCGGGGTGCCGAGTGCGGCTACACGGGCAGTGCGTATTTCAATGCGAATGACGAGGTAGTGAGCAGCAAGGCGCAAGACGCTTGTGGCAAACGCCTGGCCTCTTGCCAGCGGCGCTTTGGTGCACATGCCGAGTTGCCATTTGGAGGCTTCCCGGCGGCGGGCTTGTTCCGGTGATGAATGAAATCAAAACACGAACGAAATCACTGCATGAATGAAATCAATCAATCCCTGGCCTTGGCCCACGCCGCCAAAGATTTTCCCCGTGAAGCCTGTGGGCTGCTGGTCATTCAAAAGGGCCGAGAAGTTTATTGCCCTTGCCGCAACATCGGTGTGGGCACTGACCAGTTCGTGATCCACCCAGAAGACTATGTCGCAGCCGACCGCCAGGGTGAGATCGTTGGGGTGTTCCATTCCCACCCGAACTTGCCCCCTGAGCCCAGTCAGGCCGACCGAGTGGCCTGCGAGGCCACTGGGCTGCCCTGGTCCATCGTGTCGTTTCCCGCTGGTCAGTGGGCGCAGATCAAGCCCGAGGGCTATGTAGCCCCACTGGTAGGCCGTCAATGGGCGCATGGAGTACTTGACTGCTACGCCCTGGTGCGCGACTGGTACGCGCAAGAGCGTGGCATTGATCTGCCTGATTTTGAGCGCTTTGACGAGTGGTGGAAGCGCGGCATGAACCTGTACCTGGACAACTTTGGATCCGCCGGGTTTGAGGATACGAATCTGACGGAACGGACAGATCTGAAGGTGGGGGATGTGCTTTTAATGCAGGTCGCCTCCCCTGTGCCCAACCATGCGGCGGTGTATCTGGGTGACGGGCTGATCCTGCACCACTTGCAAGGCAGGCTGTCGAGTCGGGACGTGTACGGCGGCTACTGGCAAAAGGTCACCACCCACGCGCTGCGGCATCCAGACCTGCACCCGCATCTTTAACCATTTCCTTTACCGCTCTTAAAGCTTTCAGCACGATTCTTGCGATGGCCACAATCCTTCTCCTCGGTGAATTGGGCAAGCGCTTTGGGCGTCGCCATCAGATGGAAGTGGCTTCGGCCGCCGAGGCGGTGCGGGCTCTTTGTGCGAATTTCCCGCAGTTTGAGCGGGAACTGGTGTCCTCTGGCGAGCGGGGCGTGGGCTACCGGGTGCTAGCCGGACGGGACCAACTCGCGCTCGACCGCTTGCACGAGCCCACCGGCCAGCAGCGCATCACCATCGCGCCAGTGGTCTCGGGTGCTGGTGGCAATGGCTTAGGTCAGATCCTGCTCGGTGCAGCCTTGATTGCTGTGTCCTGGTGGAACCCGATGGGCTGGGCAGCCGCTGGTTCATTCTTGTCCCAAGCGACCCTGTACTCGGTGGGCACTTCCATGATTCTGGGCGGTGTGGCCCAGATGATTGCGCCCACCGCCAAAGCTTCAGATCCGTCCGAGCGCCCAGAAAACCGCCCCAGTTATGTGTTCAACGGGGCCGTGAACACCACCGCTCAAGGCCATCCCGTGCCCGTGGGCTACGGCCGCATGATCGTGGGCTCGGCCGTGATCAGTGCGGGCATCGATGTCGATGAAATACCTGTCCTTTAAATACCTGTCGGCGATATCCCTTTATGACGACGCATTTGACAGACCCAAGGCCTTTGATCATCGGTGCGGGTGGCGGGGGCAAGTCGGGTGGCGGTAGCTCCCGTGTGGCGCAAGAAGCTGCCGACAGCCTGCGCTCCAAAGCTTATGCCCGCGTGGTCGACTTGGTGTGCGAAGGAGAAATCGAAGGTCTGGTGCAGGGTCTGCAGTCGGTCTTTCTGGACGACACGCCGATCCAGAATGCCGATGGCAGTTACAACTTTTCTGGGGTAACACTTGAAAGTCGCCCCGGCACCCAGCAGCAGGGTTACATCCCGGGCTTTGCCTCGGTAGAAAACGAGGTCTCGGTTGGCGTGGAATGCAAGTTTGCCCAGCCGGTCGTGCGCGCCATCACCGACCCCGACGTGGACGCTGTGCGGTTCAAAGTGAGCATGCCCGCGCTCACCTTGCAGGACACGACCAACGGCGACTTGAACGGCACATCGGTCAGCTATGCGATCGACTTGCAGTCAGCAGGCGCTGGTTTTGTTCAGGTGCTCACCGACACGGTTTCTGGCAAGACCACTTCGCGCTACCAGCGCAGCTACTACGTGCCACTGTCCGGGACAGGGCCTTGGGATGTCCGCCTTCGCAGGCTCACAGAGGACGCGACCCAAAGCAGCCTGCAAAACAAGACCTTTCTGGACTCGTACACCGAGGTCATCGAGAGCAAGCTGCGCTACCCCAACAGCGCCTTGATGGCCTTGCGGGTGGACGCCTCTCAGTTCAACGCCATCCCCCGGCGCAGCTATGAGCTCAAACTCCTGCGTGTGCGGGTGCCGTCCAACTACGACCCGGAGTCTCGCGCATACACGGGTGTCTGGGACGGCACCTTCAAGGTGGCCTGGACGGACAACCCGGCTTGGTGTTTTTACGACCTGGTCACCAACACCCGCTATGGCTTGGGGTATTTCATCCCTGAGTCTCAGGTTGACAAGTGGGCTCTGTACCAGGTGGCCCGTTACTGTGACGAATTCGTGCCCGATGGCCTGGGTGGGTACGAGCCCCGCTTCACCTGCAACCTGTACCTGCAAACCCGCGAGCAGGCCTACAAGGTGGTGCAGGACATGGCTTCGGTCTTTCGGGGGATGGCCTATTGGTCGGGTGGTGCCATCACCGTCACGCAGGACGCACCCCAAGACCCGGTCTACCAGTTCACCGCTGCCAACGTCATCAATGGCGAGTTCGCCTACCAGGGCTCGTCCGCCAAGGCTCGGCACACCGTGGCCTTGGTCAGCTGGGTCGATCCGGAGGATTTTTACAGACAGAAGGTGGAATACGTTGAAGACGTTGCGGGCATCGCGCGCTACGGCGTGGTGCAAGCCGATGTGGTGGCCATGGGCTGCACCTCGCGCGGCCAGGCCAATCGGGTGGGCAAGTGGCTGCTGTATTCCGAGCAGTCCGAATCAGAAATCATCACCTTCCGAACAGGATTGGAAGGTGCGGTGGTGCGCCCGGGCGATGTCATCCAGGTGGCTGACCCA